ACCAGAACCAGAGCCAGAACCAGAGCCAATACCAATTATAGAACCAACGGAGTAAATAATGTCAGAAAAAACACCTTTTCAAATATGGAAAGAAAAAAATGCTGGGGATAAAGTTCGTCCTTGGGATTTATTAAATCCAAAAATTGGAAGAGTAGATGATGAAACATTTAAATATAGATTTGAAAATCATTGTTTAAATTGTCCATCATTAATTAAAGCAACAAAAACTTGTAAAAAATGTGGATGCTTTATGACTGAAAAGGCAAAGTTACCACATGCTAGTTGCCCATTAGGAAAATGGGGAGCAATTACAGGAACTGAGGATGTAATTTAATGGATTTGGAAAAACAAGAAAAAATTGATATTATTAATGTACATTTAAAAAGTGTTGTAAGTAATATTTTTAATATAAATATGTTAATTATTCAAGAATCTGCAGTGACTCCAATTAATCAAGACTCAGTAGATGCTTTAGAATTACAGCTAGAAAATGCATTTGCAAAAAAACAAGCATTACAAAGCGAATTAGAAAAGGTAACAAATGAACCAGGAGAATAAAGCAAGCTTAGTCATTACAGCGTTGCAACAAAGAATAGGTGAATTGGTATCAAATTATGAAACTCAAATTGCAATATTACGTGCAGAGATTACACAACTTGTGGAAAAGGAAAATGCTAAAGATCAAGCAAAAGAAGAATACTCAGAGCATCTTAATAACCTCTCCGACTGATTTCCCTTCAGGAATTGCTGTTAAAACAGACAAGGGTACTTACTGGATTAAAGACGGAAAAAGATACAAGTTGATATCTAAAAGAGCAGAGGAGTCTTGGTCTTTTACTACAGTAAATGCTACAGAGTCTGCCTTATCTTTAATTAAACAGTCTGGTAAATTAGGGTTTAGAGATGGCGCTTTGATTAAGAACATTGCAGATGGTAAAATGTATTTAATATCGCAAAATAAAAAGCGTCATATTGTGAACCCAGATTCATTTTCTAAATATGGACTTAATAGGTCTAATATTGTAGAAGTAAGCGAATCGGAAATAAATTCACATGAACTAGGAGAAAATTTATAATGGCAGCAGAATGGAACGTTGTAACATTTAATGAGGGTGCCCCATTTGACCCAAATGATTTAAATCAATTACAATTAAATTTAACAAATGTTTTCACAAAATCCACAACTCTTTTAAATGCTACAAAGGACTCTAGCGGAACAAGCAGAGTGGCAATTACCGATCAAGGATCGGCTTCAATAGTATTAAAAGGAACAACACCAGCTTCGACAACGGTAACATTTACACCCTCATTTACTGCAGGCACAGATACTGGATTTGTTGCTTCAATGGGACAAGCTTTAACATCAACAACTGGTAATGTATCGGTATCCGCAGTAATAAATTCAGATAAAACGGGTGGAACAATATATGCAGTAAGCAGTAAGGCAACAACTTCAACAATAAATGTTAATTGGATAGCAACACAACTAAAAGATATTAGTGCTTGACAAAGCATATCAATATGTTAAAATATAACATGTTCAATAAAGTCACGAAACCGTGACTTTTTTAATTTAAGGATATTAAATGTCTAATGATTTAAAGTGGATGCTATCATCGGATCAGCAATTTCCATATCAAGATGATAAAATGATTGAGCTTTGGTTTAAGGTTATGAAGTGGTTTAAGCCAGATGTTGTAGACTATCTTGGCGACACAGATGATCAGGCTTGCTACAGTAGATTTACAGAAGGAAAGCCAACAGAGTTTTTAAAGGCATACAAGAATGACGACGTAACAAATGATTTAGAGTTAATGCTAAAAGACATGAAGTTTGAGGCAAGTGGTGCCCGTGAATTTTATGAAAGAACAAGAAAGATGCTTCCCAACGCACAGCTATTCTCAGCGTTAGGAAATCATGATATTAGAATTTTTGATTATTTAGATAAGAAAATTCCTGAATATGCAAAGCATGTTACCCCAGAAGCTTTATGGAGTTTAGATTCATTAGGATATGATTATATTTATTATAATGAATTGCCAAAGAAACGTTTTGGAGATATCCACGTCCATCATGGAATTTCAATTTCAGCAACAGGGTCGGTTAGAAAAGACATGGAAGATTTACAAGTATCTTTAATTAGAGGACATTCTCATAGGATTGCATCTCATTTAGTTACTTATGAATTAAGAAATAAAGGCAAGGGGGAAACTTTGCGTGGATATGAGATTGGTCATATGTGCGATGAAAAGGGACCAGGAATGAAATACACCCAGCATCACGATTGGCAAAAAGGATTTGCCATAGCACATATTGAAGGTGGCAAATATCCACACGTTAACATGATTCACGTATCTCCAGAGTATACTTGTGTTGTTGACGGAAAGTTGTTTACTTTATAATGTGGTGTGCAAAATGCAACGGCAGAGTTTTTGTAGATAGAGTTTTTTCCCAAAAATTGCACGTAGAGCTTTTTTGTCTCCTATGCGGAAAAAGATGGATGATCAATAAAGAAACGAATAGATTTGGAAAATGGTTAGAAAAAAAAGATCGAGAGTACGCAAAAAATTTCTCTATTTCTTCTTAAACAATAAATTACATAAAGTAATTAGATTGTCTAGAGCTAAAGACGAAATTGTTGCATGGTGCTACCCAGATAAAAAAAGGGTAATGTACTCATACTCCGATGCCGAAAAAAATATGGAAACTGCTTATACTATAAAACAAGTTGGTCAAATATTAGGCAGACACAAAGTAACAATTGAAGAATATATTTTGCAGGGTAAAATACAAAAACCTCAAAGAGTATATCCAATAAGCAATCCAAGTAGCAGGTGGTCTAAGTTTATGCTTAGTGAATCTGACATACTTAAATTACATGAGTATATATTAGAAGCTGGTTACACAAAAAATATACCTTCTAAGGCAGAACTAAGGGCACTTCTCAAAAACAACATTATATTGTATACTAAGACCGACTCTGGATTTGTACCAGTATGGAAGGCGGAGTAGTGTCTAGTAGATTTGTTGTATGTGATATTTGCAACAAAGAAATAGAATTACGCTGGGCCATTTTTGGAAGCGATACTTTAAGCAGGCATAGAAAGGCGGAGCATAAATGAAAACAGTAGTTAAAATAGATTTATCATTTACTAGAAATCTTGGTAATTTTGAAAGTATTAAAATTGGAGTTGGAGTAGAAGACTCTGTTAGAGATGGCGAAACTGTTAATGATGCTACTGAAAGAGTATATAAATTTGTTGAAAATAAATTAATAGAAAAAACTCAAGATATAGAAAAAGAGTTAAAGAGTGGCAAATAGCAAAGAGCCCTATATTCTATTAAGCATATATCAAAATATGTATCAAAACAAATATGGCAAGATGCCATCGTTAAATAAATATAGAGAAAAATGGGCAATGCAAGATGTAATTGATAGCGTGGGATATAGTCGTGCAAAAGAGCTGATAGAGTATTATTTTATTACAGGGAAAAATGGACATCCGTTACAATTTTTCTTTTTTAACTTTGATAAAATTGATATAATGGAAAGAGAAATTAAGAAGGATAAAACAAATCGTCGCATTCTTCAAGAAGCAACTAAAAAATTAGTAGAAGGCGAAAACGAATGAATACAGAAGCAACGTTAATATCGGCAGTATGTAAAAACAAAGACATCAGTACATTGCTTGCAGATAACGTTGATGACCTATTTACTTCACATAGAGATATATGGGAAGGCTTAAAGTCATACTATTATAAGTTTAAAGCAGTTCCTGAAATTGGAGTATTGCAAGAAAAGTTTAAAGACCTAGAGCCAGACTTAAATGCAAAAGCTGAAACTGGATATTATTTAGATAAATTAAAAAATGAGTATTTGTCAGCAAGATTAAAAAGCATTATTCTTCAAGGTGGCTCTGCACTAAAAGAAGATGCAGCATCTAGAGTATTGGCAGACATGCAAAGCAAACTTGCTAGTCTTTCTAGATTTACAAACAATGTAAGAGACTTAGATGTCACAGACTTAGATGCAGCAGAAAGACACTTTATGTCTGTTAAAGATAGATCATTAGTAATGGGTGGAAGTCCAGGAATTAAAACAGGGTTTCAAGCAATTGATACAGCATACCCAACTGGCATGGCTCCAGGACATTTAATTGTTGCAATTGGTTGGCCAGGAAAAGGTAAGACATGGTTTACTTCATACCTTGCATGCAAAGCATGGGAGCAAGGATTTAAGCCAATGATTATCTCTCTTGAAATGTCTCCAGAAAATATGCGTGATCGTATTTACACAATGCTTGGATCAGGTTTATTTAAAGCAAGTGATTTATCAAAAGGTGACATTAACATTGATGACTTTAAGTCATGGGGTAAGAAAAAATTTGAAGGTAAAAATAGTTTTGTTTTAGTATCAAATGAGGGAGCAGGAGATGTAACTCCAGCAACTATTCAAGGTAAGATTGATCAGCATAAACCAGATTTAGTTATCTTAGATTATCATCAATTGTTTAATGACAATAAACGAAGTAATTCTGAAGTAGAAAGAAATAGAAACGTATCTCGTGAATTTAAATTATTGGCCGTAACAAACAACATACCAGTCATAGATATTACTGCAGCAACGGCAGATGATATTTCTGATCAAGACAATCCGCCAATGATGAGTCAAGTTGCATGGTCTAAAGCTATTGAATATGATGCTGATATGGCTATGGCTGTTCATAGATATCCAGGAACTAATTTAATTGAAATTGTTTCTAGAAAAAATCGTCATGGTCATGAGTTTGATTTTCATTTAGATTGGGATATTAACAGAGGTATTATCAAAGAATTGTATGATTATGTACCACCACAAACCAATTAAAAGATTTCAAATTGACGTAGAGTTTAAAGATGATTCAGACATCATTAGACTTAAAAATCAATATGAAAATATGTTAACTCATAAAATGAGAGACATTGGGTACTCTAGGATACTTGACATAGACACCGCATTTTCGGTAGAATTTACGGGTACAACTTGGAAGTTTTTAATGACTCTTCATGGAATATATACGGGAAGGCGGAAAGCATGGCAAGCAGAGGGAATAACACAAGGCAAATTAGTTCCACGCAATATGCACCTAACCATATAAAATCAATAGTAAAAGAAATTGGTCTAAGGATAATTAGTGAGTCTAATAATAACCTAGTTGTATATTGTCCATTTCATAACAATACACATAGTCCAAGTTTTTATATTAGCGAAGAAAATGGGGCATGGCTTTGCTTCAATCCAGCCTGTGGAGAAACTGGCAACATAATTCAGCTAATTAAAAAAATTACAAACAAGAATGACTTTGAAGCAATTAGACTAGTCTCTTCAAAAGAATCACAAGCATTAGACGACTTTGATGAAGTTCTAAATAAGATGTTTGAGGATAAACCAGAGTTTATAGAATTTGATAGTAAAAAATTAGAAGATTTATCTTTAGGACTTACATTTAGTAAAGAAGCAAGAGACTACTTTGAATCTCGTGGAATTAACCATAACTCAATGTCTCATTTTAATTTAGGATATTCCGAATCTCAAGGCATGGTAACCGTTCCAGTGCATAGCCCAGACGGCACCCCAGTTGGATTAGTAGGAAGATCTATTACAGAAAAAAGATTTAAGAATAGCACCAACCTTCCCAAAAATAAAACTTTATTTAATATACATCGTGCTAAGAAAATTGGCGATCATGTAATAATTGTAGAATCAAGCTTTGATGCAATCCGTGTGCATCAATCTGGTTTTCCAAACGTGGTTGCCACTCTTGGCGGTCATATGTCACCAGACAACATTAATCTATTAAATAAATATTTTAATAAAATTACAATCATGACGGACGCAGATCAGGCTGGTAGAGAATTAGGAATATCAATTTCTAATAAATTAAAGAATAAAGACATCTTGTGGGCATCTTATACTTATGGTAAGATATATCCTCATGACGCAAAAGATTCAGGAGACATGACCGAAGCAGAAATTCAATCTTGTATCAAGAATGCAGTTTCTGATGTGGAATACAAATCCTGGAATTAATGATATAATAACCGTACAGATGGATATATACCATCACCAAAGGAGATAAAATGAGTATAGTAAAGGGTCTAAAAGACCTAAACAAAGCGTTAGACAAACCTGTATATTCAGGTGGAGAAGACAACAAAGGTCGTTGGTTAAAAATTGAAGACGGAGAAAGCGTAAAGGTTAGATTTCTTCAAGAGTTGGATGCAGATTCTCCCAACTATAATGACAAACTTGGATGCGGATTTATTGCATTAGAGCACACAAACCCAAAAGATTACAGACGTAAAGCTTTAGACACAATGGAAACAGAAGGACGTGACTGGGCTAATGAACAACATCGTAAAGATCCAAAAGCTGGATGGAAAGCCAGAACACGTATTTATATAAATGTATTAGTTGATGATGGAAAGAACGAGCCATACGTTGCAATACTATCTCAAGGAACCAGTGGAAAAACAATTACTCCTACCCTTATTGAGTATGCTGGTGAAATGGGAAGCATTACAAATTTAATGTGGCGTATTAAAAGAAATGGCAGTAAGACAGATACAAGTTATACAATAATCCCGTTAGCAAAAGATGAGACACCTTTTGATTTTGCAGCGCTTGAATTGTTTGATCTTGAAAAAACTGCCGTAAGGCATGTTCCGTATGCAGAGCAAGAAGCTTTTTATATGGGAGATAGCAATAATGAAGAAACTCAAGGCTCATCAGGTAGCGTAGAGTGGTAATTTAATAATCTGGGGGGTGGCTATTGCCATCCCCTATTTTATTTAGTAGAATCAATACATGCAAAATTACGAGATACCAGACCCATTTATGGAGTTTGTTAGAAATAGAAATCTTAAATTATCTGGAGCAATATACGATTATTTTGCTAAAGAGTGGAGTTACAAATGCAGTACTTGCCTAGATGTACTACATGCTCCAAGTAAAAAAACAATAACTAAAACTAGGCTTAGTCACACAAGAAATATTTGTTTAGGCGGATACTAATGAGTTTTACACATCTTCACGTACATAGCTACTACAGCCTTATGGATGGATTAAATTCTCCACTAGAGTTAGCACAGGCTGCAAAAGATGCTGGCCAAACATCTATTGCTATAACAGATCATGGTACACTGTCTTCACATAGAGAAATGCAATTGGCTTGTAAAGAAATTGGCATTAAGCCAATACTTGGCGTAGAAGCATACATATCCCCAACAGATAGATTTGATAGATCTTCAAAAACAGATAAAAGTATTCAGGCATACAATCACATTATTTTATTAGCTAAAAATCAAAACGGTTTAAAGAATATAAACATACTTCAAGAGTTGGCTTGGAACGAAGGATTTTATCACAAGCCTAGAATTGATAGGGAGGTTCTAAAAGAATATGCAGAAGATATTATTGTTCTTTCTGGATGCCTTAATGGCCTTATTAGTAAATGCATTGAAAAGGGAGAATTTGAGGAAGCGGAAAATATACTTAAAGACTTTAAGAAAACTTTTGGCAAAGATTTTTATATTGAGGTTCAATCTCATAACCCCGAAGAAATAAATAGTAAGCTGTTAGAATTAGCGGATAAACTAGATATAAAGCCAGTGGCAACAGGTGATGCTCATTATGCTAAGGGTGAAGATAAAATATTAGAAGAGGCAATGCTTATATTGTCTACATCACCTAAATCAGATAAAGAAGCAGACTTTGAAATGTCTAGAAATATGAATAATATGTTAGATAGATTTAATTATCTTTATCCAGATAGAAGAATATCATTTCAAAATTACAATTTATTTATTCAGAGTAGAGAAGAGATAGAATCTGATTTTAATAAATGTAATATTAAACGAACAGACATTTATGATAATACTATTGAGATATCTGAAAAAATTGGAGAATACGATTTTAACAGGGGTCTAGACCTTTTGCCAGTACCTAAGACAGATGCAGACGAAAAGCTCTCCCAGATGGCCTTTAAAGGCTTAGAAACACTACACCTGACCTCGTCATGGCTAGGAAATGATACATATGAGCAAAGATTAATTGAAGAGTTAGAAATAATTAAAGATAAATCATTTGCTTCGTATTTCCTAGTTGTAGCCGATATGATTAATTGGGCTAAAGAAAATAATATTATGGTTGGTCCTGGACGTGGATCTGCTGCAGGCTCACTAGTATGTTATGCGCTAGGAATTACCGATGTAGATCCAATTGAATATGACCTATTGTTTTTCCGATTTATTAACCCTGAAAGAAATGACTTCCCAGATATTGATACTGACTTTGAAGATCGTCGCCGTAAAGAGGTTAAAGACTATCTTAAAAAGAAATTTAAGCACGTAGCCTCTATTTCAACCTATACTTATTTTAAAGACAAGGGTGTTGTTAGAGACGCTGCTCGTGTATTTATGGTCCCGCTTTCAGATGTTAATCGTGCCATGAAATCAATTGATACATTTGAAGATTTTATAGAGTCTCCTAACACAAAAGAATTTAGAATGAAGTATCCAGAAGTTGTATGGCTTGCAGAAAGATTACGTGGAAAGATTAGAAGCGTTGGAGTTCATGCTGCTGGAGTTGTAGTTGCAAAAGATGATTTAAGAAATTTTGCACCTATTGAATCTCGTGAGGATGCTCAAGATAAAGTTTCAGGAAGAATACCAGTTGTTGCTTACGATATGGATACTGTAGCAGATATTGGTTTAATTAAATTAGATGCTTTGGGTTTAAAAACACTATCGGTAATTTCAGATACAATAAAAGCAGTTAAAGAAAGACACAATAAAGAAATTGTTTTATCTAGTTTACCATTTGATGATAAAGATGTTTATAAAACATTGAGCGAAGGATACACAAAAGGAGTATTCCAAGCTGAAGCAACTCCCTATACAAATCTATTAATTAAAATGGGAGTAGACAAATTTGAAGACCTTGCTGCATCTAACGCTTTAGTTAGACCAGGAGCAATGAATACAGTGGGTGCCTCATACATTAGTAGAAAACATGGACTAGAAGCAGTTAGCTATGTTCATGAAATAATGAAACCTTTTACCGAGAATACATATGGTGTTATCATATATCAAGAGCAGGTTATGCAGGCTTGCGTACATTTAGGTGGTATGTCTTGGTCAGAGGCTGACAAGGTCCGCAAGATTATTGGAAAGAAGAAAGATGCAAAAGAGTTCGACCAGTTCAAGGATCAATTTGTTGATGGGGCTTCAAAACACATTTCTAAAAAGAAAGCGGAATCCCTATGGCATGATTTTGAAGCTCACGCAGGTTATTCTTTTAATCGTAGTCACGCTGTTGCTTATTCCATGCTTAGTTATTATACGGCTTGGCTTAAACATTATTACCCGCTTGAATTTATTTTTTCAATTCTTAAAAACGAAAACGATAAAGACAAAAGAACAGAATATTTAATTGAGGCTAAAAGATTAAATCTTAAAGTATTGCTGCCACACATTAATGAGTCAGATGTATATTTTTCATTAAAAGAAAAAGCAATTCAATTTGGTTTAGCTGAAGTTAAATTTATCTCAGACAGCATTGCAAATAAAATTATAGAAAGAAGGCCATATGCCAATTATTCCGATTTCGTACAAAAAGCCTCTGCGAAAGGCAGCGGGATTAACAGTAGGGCTGTATCTGCTCTTAATGCTATTGGCGGTGCTGCTTTTGAGGACAATCTCAGAGACGGTAAGGAAAAAGAAAACTACTACGAATACTTAGGTATTCCTACATTTAATTTAGAATCAATACCACCAAGAATTAAAGCTCAAGCAAAACCAATTCAAGATTTTGATGATTTAGGATCATTCCCAATGTTTGGAATGGTTAAAAGTATTAAGCGTGGTACTGGGTGGGCAAGAGTAGAATTAGTAGATGAAACTGGATCAATAGGTTTATTCCATAATGAGCAGACGCAAATTGAAACAGGGCAGATGTATTTTATTCTTGTTGGAGATAATCGTATTGCAAGGTATATTAAAGTAAATGATATAGATCCAAATGGGTCAGATCTTTTTGTAGACTATTTATATAGAAAAGAATATGATTTAGAAGATGACGAACAATTAGTTATTAACTTTAATCCATATAAAACTAAAGCTGGCAAAACAATGGCGCATATTGTTATGACAGATAAAAACAAACAGCTCACACGAGCAATAGCATTCCCAGCAATGTATGCTAAGGTGTTAGCAAGAATGCGTGAAGGAATGAAAAGCAAACCCGTTCTATCAAAATTAGAAGATGGAACCCTAATGATAAAGGAAATAAAATGACACAAAATCCAAATGAAATATTTCAATCTATGAATATTACAAAAATTTTATTAGCTATTTTAGAAAATCAAAAAGTAGTTAATGTGCCAATTGATGTTTTTATTAATGCTGGTAATGAAGAAAAGGGTTTAAATGTTGAATACAATGAAGAAACAAAAGAATTTGTATTTCAATTAAAGGAGAAAATTGAACAACCGACTGATAATCAGGATGTTGCTACAGAATCAAATTGATGATCCTTTGACTCCTATTTTAAATAATAGATCAAATGACTTTTGCTATAAAGAAGTAAATCCTTATTTTAATGATATAATAAGTATACGTAGAGAGAAGATCAATGACAATTTTAATAGATGATATATTATCAAAATTAGATCCAAAAACAAGAGCAAGAGTACAGTCAGCACAAGATATAAAAGTAGAAAAACAACTAACACCAAGCATTGGTCTTAATATGGCGTTAAAAGGTGGACTAGGTTTTGGCAGACAGGTATTGGTTTGGGGCAATAAGTCTGCTGGTAAATCTTCGTTTTGTTTACAAATGATTGCTATGGCTCAAAAAGAAGGCAAGTCTTGTGCTTGGATTGACGCAGAAGCATCATATGACCAGTCGTGGGCAGAAAAACTTGGAGTAGACTCATCTAAATTAATATACTCATCCGCAAAAACGGTAAATGATATGGTAGATGTTGCAACAAAATTAATGGAAGCAGAAGTTGATATTATTGTTGTGGACTCCATATCAGCATTGCTGCCAGCAATTTATTTTGAAAAAGATGGAAATGAATTAAAAGATTTGCAGGATACAAAACAAATAGGCGCAGAAGCAAAAGATATGACACATGCAGTTAAGATGTTAAATTATGCTAATAAAAATACATTACTTGTTTTAATTTCTCAACAAAGAAATCAATTTGGATCCATGCATGCTTCACATATACCAACAGGAGGAATGGCAGTAAAATTCTTTTCTTCTACTGTTATTAAGCTTTGGTCTTCTGAAGCTGAGGCTAACGCTATTAAAGACGGCGTCAAAGTTGGAGATAAAGTTATTGAACAAAGAGTTGGAAGACCAGTTAATTGGATTATTGATTATAATAAACTTGGTCCGCCAAATTTGTCTGGACAATATGATTTTTATTACCAAGGAGAAACTTTAGGAGTAGATCAAGTAGGAGAATCTTTAGATGTTGCAGAAATGTGTGGCATTGTAGAAAAAGGTGGCGCTTGGTATACAGTTAATGGAGAAAGATTTCAAGGTCGTGCTAAAGCAGTTGCGTATTTAAAAGAAAATCCAAAGGTTGTTGATAAACTAGTTAAGGATATAGATGCCAAATCTTAAAGAGTTTTTTGATAAACCTGAAATTTTACAAAAAAACGGAGTTGAAGAAATACCTGGAACAAAGCCATGTTCTAAGTGTGATAAAGATGCAGAAAAAGCATTTTGGGATCCAGCAACATTTACTATTTCTTGGAAATGTCCAGATGGACATGACAATCAATTTAAGGTTAATGGCTAATGTCGGAAAGATCAGAGGCTAAAAGAGATGGCGCAAGACAACAAAAAAATAGTGGACGTGGTGATTATCAAAAAGGTGACGCTCAATGGAAAAATTTTGTGGTGGATTATAAAGAGTACGAAAAATCAATCTCTATTTCAAAAAGTATTTGGGCTAAGATATGTACAGATACTTTTAAAGTTAGTAGGGATAAGAATCCAGTACTCAAACTCATCCTTGGCCCATCTAGTAGCAAAATCAGGCTAGCAGTAATTGAATGGGCTTTGCTAGAACAATTAGTAGAATGCTGGGAGGATAAAAATGGGAAGCAATAATAAAATACCTTTTAATAAAACAATTATTAAAAATGGTAGAATTATAAGACTTAGAAAAGATGGCACTATTAAAGCCGATCTTGGTCCATATAAAGTAAAAAAGGATAAATAGTGGAAGATAAAAATACATTAGAGTTAATTAATTCTATTACTGAGTTTAACGATCTTCATGAGTACATGAATGATGAACAGTTAGATAAAGCGTTGGCTATTGTAGTAAAGTTATTAATGAACCCAGATGTTCCATCTGCTAAAGCACCATATTTAATTATAGAGCTTCAAGCTATGTCAACTAAATTTTCTATGATGGCGTCAGTATATTCTACTATTGCAAAAGATAAAGCAGGAACTGTAAATAACAATAAGAAAAATATTTATTATTCAGCAAAAGAGTCTATAGACAAACTTGTAGATGCACTTAAGTATGTCGTTAGGTATAGCTCATAATGGGTAGAGATATAGTAAAAAATCTTAAATTTAAAAAACATACGGGAAAGCATTTTGACCCAGAACGATTTGCACAATTGCTTGATGAATCATATAGAAATACAAAACGTGCTGATGGAGAAATGACAAAGAAGTCTTTTAGTCCAAGTTCTTTAGGGTATGGTCATGGAACTTGCCCAAGATATTGGTACATGGCTTTTTCTGGCGCAATGTTTATTGACGACAACGATGCTGTTGCAGTTGCCAACATGGCACAAGGTACGCAAGCCCATGAAAGACTACAAAATTTAATTAAAACAATGCCAGAATGGAGAGCGGAAGAAGAAGAGATAGTAAATGAATATCCTCCAATCCGTGGCTTTATAGATTTAATTATGGAATACGATAATGAAACAGTAATTGGTGAAATTAAAACTGCCAAACAAGAGGTTTGGGATGGAAGACAATCAGAGATGAAGCCGACTGCAAATCATTTGCTTCAACTGTTAACTTATATGAAATTAAAAAATGCTAAAGAAGGATTCTTTTTGTATGAAAACAAAAACACCCAAGAGCTTATAGTAATACCAGTTTCAATGAATGAAAAAAATACTAAAATTATTGAAGATACTTTTTTATGGATGCGTGAGGTTTGGGATAATTTTAAAGACGGAGACCTACCAATGCGCCCAAAGGGATCATCTAAATCTAAAATGCCTTGTACCTATTGTCCAATTAAAAAGGAATGTTACTCAGGCCTAATAGGAACAGTACAGATAGATCAATATGAGGTTCCTAAAATATGATCTGTTTAAATAAAGAATGTAATAAAGACTTCAATCCAAAAACACATAATCAAAAATATTGTACTGATGAATGCTGCAGGATTGCAACCAACAAAAGAATTATGGAAAAATATTACGAAAAAAAAGCTATTAAAAATGGTGCGGTTAGATCTTGTAAACATTGTAAAACAAAACTAAGTAGATATAATCAAAATGATATTTGTGCTACATGTGAAAAAAATATAACATATGAAAGTAAAAAAATGATATGGGGTATATTAGGTGAACTTAGCTAGCCTAGTTAAAACAAAAGCATATCGTGTACTAGGCATAGATGCCTCTACTACTTCAGTTGCGTTTTGTTTAATGGAAAATAATATTCCTTTAAAATGGGGAAAAATTGAATTATCTGGTGCAGACATATACGAAAAAATACATGATGCAAAGATTAAAGTAGCAGCAATGTTAGATAATTTAAAGTCAGATTATATCGTAGTAGAAGGAGCAATCCTTGTCAGATCACCTGATGCTGTGATAAAATTATCATATGTATATGGAGTTGTTATTGCTGAGCTTATGTCTACTGGCGCTAAGGTTATTACTATTAGCCCATCCTCGTGGCAGGCGTTCATTGGCAACAAAAATCCAACGAAAGATGAAAAGTCTGAAATAAGATTAAAAAATCCTGGTTATGCAGAATCTTGGTATAAAAACCAATTACGAAATATGCGTAAACAAAGAACTGTAGATTATTTTAATAATAAATATAAATTATTATTAACAGATTTTGACGTAGCAGATGCATTTGGCATCGCACATTATTCAAATGAGGTGTTAACTAAACGATGAGCGAAAGAACACAAACAAATAATAACTTTAATTTAGAATATGGAGATAGCGATCAAGAAAACTTTATAATTAAAATTTTAAATAAAAAAATAAATGGTTATTATGTAGAGTTAGGTGCAAATCATCCAATAGAAGGAAGTAATACCTATTACTTAGAAAAAGAATTTAAATGGAATGGTCTATCCCTCGAGATATTACCAAAATACCAACTACTACATGCTGATGTCAGAATAAATCCATGCCTTTTAGAAGATGCAAGAAAATTTGACTATAAAAAATATTTTGTTGAAAACAATTTTCCAAATCAAATAGACTTTCTTCAAATAGATATTGATGCTGGTTTTGATAAAAATGCAAAACAATTAGGAGATAATGCAAGTTCATTGCATGGATTAATTCAAATTCCATTAAATGAATATAGATTTACTGTTATAACGTATGAGCATGAAGCCCTAAATGATTTTAAAAAAAATTCGGAAAGAGATGCTCAAAGAGAAATACTGGATTCATATGGATATGCACTAGTAGTAAGAAACTGGCATGAAGATTGGTGGATAGACCCAAATGTTATACCATATAATCAATTTAAACATTTTTATAAAATGGCAGCTCCATGAAGCTATATCAAAGCAAAGACTGGCTATATCGTAGATATATTATTCAAAAGAAAACAGTTACTGAAATTGCTATAGAGTGCAGTGTTTCTGCTATGACAATACAAAGATACTTAGACCAGTTTGGTTTAATTAAAAGGAGATAATATGAGTATAGAAAAAAAGATCTGGCAGACTTACGAAACAATTTTTGATGAATTGCCAATTTACGCTAAAGAAAGCGTAGGGACATGGACTCATCAAAATCCAGGATGGGCTTATGGCTACATGAGTGGACAAGACAGGGAAAACTTCTTTAAGGAACACTTCGACTCAAAAACATATGAGACCTATGTAAATCTGCCTTTAGGAGTAATGAAAGCTGGCTTATGGAGATTTGCTATTCTTTATATTCACGGTGGGATATATACAGACATGGACACACACTGCAAGACTCCAGTAGATACTTGGTTAAGCCCTGAATACGATATGATTTTAGATATCGAAAGGGATACCCCATGGCTAGCAACTCAAACAATTGCCGCTAAAGCTGGGCATCCGCTATTAAAAGCAGCTATAGACCTTTGTGTTGAAAGATGTTCTGAAGGAATTACTCAACATAATCATATGGTTCATTACTATACTGATGTTCAAATGTTTACAGATGCACTATATAAAAAATTAGGAGTTGAGCCTTATCAAAAACATATCAATGAGTGGGCCCCAGAACTTATGGAAATGGATTTTCTAAAAGAAAATAAAGTAAAAATTCTTTGTGGAGAAGAAGCCAGAAGGCTATTAGATAAAGATGTAGTCCATCTTTATTGGGGAGATGACAGAGAAGCAGGATGGATTGCTTGGAAAAAAGATCCTCGTGTAAATGAATCTTATCCTAATGGATTTAATCCTCATGAATGGGAAAAGGAATGAGTGTTATAGGAGTATTGCCAGCATCTGGAAAAGCTTCTAGAATTGGTGGCATTCCTAAATTTTGTTTACCTATATCAGATGAAAGATCTCTTTTACAATGGCACGTAGAGCAAATGCTTGAAGTGTGTGATGAGGTTAGGGTCTCCACAAGAGCTGAGTGGGTTCCAATTATTCAAAATATGGACATGAATATTAAACTAATTGTTCGTGAGCCTACAACAATGTCAGATGCGGTAAAGTTTATGGTGGGAGAGTATAACGATACAGTGCTTATTGGAATGCCAGACACATATATATTAAACGCACCTGGAAATATATACAGACCTTTATTTAAAGATAATACCGCCGACCTTATTCTAGGAATTTGGGAATGCGGAGAAGTGTTAAAGGGACGTGTCGGTCAAGTTTTAGTATCCCAAGATAAAGTAATTGGTTCAGAAGATAAGGTAGATAATTGTGACTACCCAGATATGTGGGGCACCATGCTATTCCGAAAGAATATGATAAGATACATAGATACAACACTAGATCATCCAGGAAAACAATTAAAGGAATGGATATCTAAGGGTTCTAATATTAAGGCGGTAAGACCAGGCGGACAGTATATGGATATTGGAACGCTAAGAGGATTAAAACAATTATATAAAGAAATGGATGCGTAATGTTAAATGAAGTCATTAGTTACTGGAGGTGCTGGATTTATAGGGTCTCATATTGTTGATAGGTTACTAGATCTAGGGCATGAGGTTGTATGCATAGATAATGAAAGTGCTGTATCAAATGAAAAGTTCTATTGGAATAACGAAGCAAATAACTATAAATATGATATATGCGATTATAATTTAATTGAACCATTGTTTAAAAATGTAGACTGTGTATTCCATTTAGCTTCAGATGCTAGAATTCAAATTGCTATACAAAATCCAAGAAAATCAATGCACATTAATGCTGTTGGAACATTTAATATTTTAGAGGCATCTAGAGAAAACAATGTAAAACGTGTTATATATTCAAGCACATCATCTTCATATGGCAAAAAAAATACTTTACCAAATATTGAATCTCAAAATCCAGACCCATTAACCACCTATTCATCAGCTAAAATATTTGGAGAAAACTTAATGAAGGTGTATTTTAATTTGTATGGGCTAGAAACTATTTCTTTAAGATATTTTAATGTGTACGGAGAAAGGCATCCATTAAAAGGACAGTATGCTCCAGTAGTTGGTTTATTTTTAAAACAATTTAAAGAAGGATTACCATTAACTATAGTTGGAGATGGAACTCAAAAAAGAGATTTTACATATATTAAAGATGCAGTAGAGGCTAATATATTAGCAGCTAACTCTGACAATCAATCTATATTTGGGGAAACATATAATATTGGTACTGGTAAAAATATATCTATATTAGATATTGCCAAAACTATATGCAATAATGTACAATACATAGAAGATAGGCCAGGTGAAGTTAAAGAGACGTTGGCGGATAACAACAAAGCAAAAAATGATTTTGGCTGGGAACCAAAACATGAACTATTAGAATGGATCTATAATGCTAAAGCCAGTATTTAAAGATGTAAAAGAATTTAGATATGAAGACCTATACTTACATGCAGTCAGTGCCCCAGCGGGAAATAAAATATTAAATTCTTGTTTAGAAATTGCTCAAATGTTAATTGAAAAAAATATATCCTATGGCAATTCAGCCCTAGAGCCAATTAGAATATTTTCAACGGCGGACTCAACAGAACAATTAAAGGTAAGAATTGATGATAAATTAAATAGGGTAAAGAATAATAAAGGATTTGCTGGAGATAATGATATAGATGACCTAATAGGCTATCTAATATTATATAAAATAGCCAAATCTAATTGACTTTTTAGTCAACTAGAATTATAATACACATATATGGAAATTGAATTATCAGATCATTTTGATCGCATGAATAAAGTTGTTGCCGAACTTTTAAAGGGCAATAATCCGACCCAGATTGCCTCTCTGACGGGCTATAAGCGGTCAGACGTAGTAGAACTTATAGACGAGTGGAAAACTGTCGTATACAACGATACAAGCTCTAAGGAACGGGCCAAAGAGGCTATCTCAGGAGCTGATCAACATTACTCTATGTTAATTAAAGAGGCATGGAAAACAGTGGAAGATGCAGATCAGGCAGGTCAATTAAATGTTAAGGCTAACGCTCTTAAATTGATTTCAGATATTGAAACAAAAAGAATTACTATGCTTAAAGAAGTTGGTTTATTAGATAATGCCGAAATGGCAGCACAAATTGCAGAAACAGAGCACAAGCAAGACATTCTGGTTAAAATATTAAAAGAGGTTACAGCCTCTTGTCCAAAATGTAAAATGGATGTAGCAAGAAGGCTATCACAAATTACAGGAATTGTAGAACCAGTTGTAATAAATTCTGAAGAGGTAGTCTAATGTTTGATAAAACCAATTTTGAAAAACTTGGAGAAGACATATACGTATATCATAATTTTGCAACAGATAATGAATGCGATAGGATTATACATTACTCTAATTTAATAGAAGAAGATCTCTGGCACGACAATTTTAGTTTCTATACATCAGATATTTCTATAACTACAATTTCTGAAATAAAAAAAAGATTAAGCTATCTTTTAAATGATAATATTTTTTTAAATGAAAATAATGGATTAATAAGAATGCAAAAAGGGCAGTCGTGGGGCCTGCATTCAGATAATCACGACTTTTTACAATTAAGAGAAAAGGCGTCTTTATACAAAGAAGGTGATGTTTTTCATTTTGAAAAAAATAATTTGTATGGATTAATAATATATTTTAATGATTTTGAAGGTGGTGAAGTTTATTATCCAAATCAAAATATAGAATATAAACCTAAAAAAGGAGATTTGCTTATACACAGCGCAGAAGAACATTGTTTGCATGGGGTAAAAGAAGTAAAAAGTAAAGTGAGGTACTCACATTCAAGCAATCTGTATAATTATATAAAAGTTCCAAGGAAATACAATGTCATTTAACTTTTCCGATATAATAGATATTTTAGATAATGAAGAGTTTGAAGAAAGACCAGTAGACCTACAAACTTTTGTTACAAACCCTAATTACTTAGCCTTACCACCACTTTCAAATTATCAATATACACTAATTGAAAAGTCATCTCAAATATATAAAGAGTCTACATTAATTAAATTATTTGGAGAAGAAGAAGGCTCTAGAATATTTAAGCAAACAGCCAACGAAGTAATTGCTCAACTTGGCAAAGGTTCTGGCAAAGACTACTGCTCAACAATTGCAACAGCTTATATTGTGTATTTGTTATTATGCCTGAAGGACCCAGCGTCATATTATGGGAAACCACCAGGAGATGCAATCGATATTTTAAATATTGCTATTAACGCACAACAAGCAAACAATGTTTTCTTTAAAGGTTTTAAGACACGTATTGAAAAGTCTCCATGGTTTACTGGAAAATACACAGACAAAGCTTCTGAAATGAAATTTGATAAATCTATTACAGTTCATTCTGGTCACTCTGAGCGTGAAGCTTGGGAAGGGTATAACGTTATTGTTGTTATCCTTGATGAGATTTCAGGTTTTGCTACAGAGAATACAACTGGACATGATCAAGCTAAAACTGCAGATGCTATATACGAAATGTACAGAGCATCAGTAGACTCACGTTTCCCAGATTTTGGCAAAGTAATATTACTTTCTTTTCCAAGATTTAAAAATGATCCAATACAAAAATTTTACGAATCTGTTATTGCTGAAAAAGAAACTATAGTAAGAAGCCATAATTTTAAAATGGATCTCGATCTCCCAGACGGAACTGAAGGTAATGAGTTTGTAGTTGAATGGGAAGAAGACCATATTCTTTCTTATTCTATTCCAAAAGTATATGCATTAAAACGTCCGACCTGGGAAATTAATCCAACTAGAAGCATTGATGATTTTAAAGTAGCATTTTATAAAAACTCTATGGATGCATTAGGAAGGTTTGCTTGCATGCCGTCAGACGCAGTAGATGCATTTTTTAAATCAAGAGAAAAAATAGAAACAGCATTTAATAACACAGCAGTTGCTATTGATCAATTTGGAAGATTTGAAAATTGGTTCGCACCAGACCCAGATAAAGAATATTTTATACACGTAGACCTTGCACAAAAGCATGACCATTGTGCAGTTTCTTTAGCACATGTTCAAAAATGGGTTAATGTAAAAGTAAGTGATACTTATACACAGCCAGCACCAATAGTAGAAGTAGATGCAGTAAGATTTTGGACCCCAACACCAGATAAGTCTGTAGACTTTACAGAAGTAAAAGATTACATATTGTCTTTAAGAACAAAAGGATTTAAAATAAGACTATGTACTTTTGACAGATGGAATTCTCACGATATGATGCAACAACTAAAACAATACGGCATCAATACAGAAATTCTATCTGTCGCTAAAAAACACTACGACGATATGGCGATGATAGTTTTAGAAGAAAGACTAAAAGGGCCACACATTCCTTTACTTATAGATGAATTATTGCAATTAAAAATTATGAGAGATAAGGTAGACCACCCAAGAAAAGGATCAAAAGACTTGGCAGATGCTGTCTGTGGATCAATATTTAATGCAATACGTGGAACTAGATTTGATTCAAATGAAGAAATTAACATACACACATACGAATCAATGTCTTATGATAATGATTTTAGTAAGGATAACCCAGACGTATCTTCAGTAAATATGATAAGGGCACCAAGAATGCCAAATGAACTTAAAGACGCAATGGATAGGATGATGGTAATATGAGTATATATCAAGAAAAAGCTAAAGAGTGTAAATGTTGTGGAAAACATGTTCCTCTACCAACAGTTTTAAAAGAGTATAATGGTCTTATGATTTGTCCAACAACATTTTCAAATATAATAGAGTATACAAGAATATGGAATGCAATTGGATCAAGACCACCTGGAAATGTTAGAAAGCATTTTTCTGAGTATGTCCAGCAAATTGTAGAAGCAAATATTTCTGGGGGTAAAAATGCTATCTAAATTTATTAAAAATGGATATAGTGCTAGATATGTAATAGATGAAGTAATATTAGTAGATGATTTTTTAAAAAAAGAAGAAATAGAAACTTTGCTTAAAGTTGCTGAATCTACTGATGATGATGGGTGGAGAGTAGAGTATTTAGCAAATTTAAAAAGATTTTGTTTAACAAAATTTGGTAGAGATGATGTAGATAATTTAGTTAAAGAGGGCAAATTTGAAGTAACAGATAATTGGGCAGATAAAATAATAAGTACAAACTCTTTAGATGAAAGACATGTAATTACTCAAAGACTTAAAGATATTTTAAAAGATTTTCCAGAGCTAGATATCCCAGGATTTGGAAGTATTCAAAGACAATATGATGGGGTTCCATTAAAAGAACATACAGATGTACACACAGATCCATCAATACAATATGCATCTATTATTTATTTAAATGATAACTATAATGGTGGAGAATTTTATTTTGTGCACAAAGAATTTCAAATAAAGCCAAAACCTGGTTCACTTTTAATATTTCCTGGAACAGAAGAATTTAGGCATGGAGTAAAAGCACCAGAGGCTGGCCCAATGAGATATGTTTTGCCTGGATTTATTCATACAAAAGATTTTTATAAGCATAATAAATTTTAAGCTATTGACCTACTCAGATATAATATATATAATATATTAATTATGAGCAACAGTAGCTTAGTTGGTTAAAGCCCCGAACTCATAATTCGGTAATCGTAGGTTCAAGTCCTACCTGTTGCACAAGGAGATGCTGTGGAAGAGTCTGAAGATAATGATCTATTTAATTACTATATGGAAATTGGCGCAATAGAATTGTCTGGTATAGATGAATCTGGAGAAATAGTTTTTAAAGTTACAGATACGGCAAAAGATATGGCACCAGAGTTATGGAAAGCACATACCGATTACGTAGATGATACATTACTAGAATTGTACAGCAAGGATTTGATATCTGTAGAGTACGATGAAAATTTACAAGCAACAATTAGTTTAACGGAAGAAGCTCAAAGAATCATTGAAGACAAAGGGATTATGCCACTTGAATAATATGGTACAATATATATAGGTCGCCGAATGGGACCTAATTTAACTTATTCGCTTGAAGGAGGAATAAAATGGTAACAACATTCCCTATGGATCTTTTTAATGATCCATTTTTTATTGGTTTTGGGAGAAACCTAGAACGAATCACATCTAATAAAGATCTATTTGCAACTAACTATCCGCCACATAATTTAATTAAAATTGATGAGGATAATTTTAGAATTGAACTTGCAGTCGCAGGATTTTCTAAACAAGATATTTCAATAGATCTATTACAAAATGAACTTAGGGTATTCGGAGATAAAGAAGAAACTGAAAATAATTCTTTTGTACATAAAGGAATTGCATCACGTAATTTTCAAAAATTTTTTGCTCTTGGAGAATACATTGAAGTTGTTGAGGCTGAAATGAAAGATGGCCTACTTGTGATTTCTTTAAAGAGAAATACTCCAGAAGCCCAAAAGCCAAAGACAATCAAAATAAAATAAGATATAATAGAAGTCTGCACCCCGTCACTGGGGAGTCGCAGGCTGTTCGGGTTGCTACCCGAAGGATACACCTGAGCATGTGTATAAACTGCTCTCTAACATTAAGGAACTATGTTTAACTTTCATTGGCTTGCTAGAGAAAACTATTCTATAAAAAATTTAATTGAATTGTCTAATGAACTAGAATCAGTGGGATACTATTCTGTTTTATTAACATATAACTCAAAAACACCAGATTCTTTTATTAAAATTCCACATATTATTAATAAAACTCATAAACTTAAATATATGATTGCAATAAGGCCACACGCAATAAGTCCAGAGTATTTAAAAATGCAGTGTGATGGATTTTATGAAATACAGCCAAATAGATTAATTATAAATTTTGTAGCTGGAGATTTACTTCAAGATGAAGATGTGCCAATTCCAACTGTAGATAGAATTAATAGTTTTATGGATTTAGAATCAAGAAGAAATCATTTAAATATTTTTTTAGAAATATTTAAAAGCTTGCCAGGTGAAAAACCAGAAATAGCGGTTAGCGGATCTTCTGACCAGATACTAAATTCAGCCGAGCAACACTCAGATATTTTAATAACTGAGCTATCTCAATATATAAACAAAGGACTATCAAGTAAAAATATAAACAAAACGGTAGTTAAAATTAATGTATGCATTAGAGATACTCAAAAAGAAATAGATGAAATTATTAAAAATAAAACAATTCAAGGTCTAGACCCCGAATATTCTGGAACTAAAGATAAAGTTATGTCAAGTATATTAAAACTGCAAAATATTGGAATAAAGGATATAATGGTATCTGCAGGATTTGGAGATTTACAAAAATATAGAATACATGATTTGGTAAAAACAATAAAGGAGATAAAGTAATGTTTGAATATTATGTTAAAAAGGTAAGTAAAGTTGTTGACGGAGACACTATTGATGTAGATATTGATCTTGGTTTTAATATATCATTTAGCTCAAGAGTAAGGTTAGCAGGAATCGATACTCCTGAAAGCCGCACCACAGACAAAATAGAAAAAGCGTTAGGTCTTGAATCTAAAGAATATTTAAAGAAAGCAATTGATTCCTCTAAAACTGTTGTAATTAAAACAGAAAAAATGGACTCATCAGAAAAGTATGGACGCATCCTTGGATGGGTATTTTTAGACGGATCAGAAGTTTCAATAAATCAAAAAATGATTAACGAAGGATATGCTTGGGGATACATGGGGGAGACTAAAGTAAAAGATTTTGATGCTTTAGCAAAACAAAGAGCAAAGAAGAAGTAAATGCCAATATATGAATACTCATGTGTAACATGTGACAAATCATTAGAGATTACTCGAAAGTTTGATGAAACAGAAGTTGTACCACCTTGCCCTTCTTGCGGATATGGAATGGTAAGATCATATGGAACAGTTGGAATACAATTCAAAGGAAATGGTTTTTACAAAACAGATAATCCTAAGTAACTAAGACTATTTAAATAAACAAACATGATATAATCTCTATGTAACAAAAATTTTGTTACTTGGAGATCCAATTGCATAGAAAGTTAAAACTATTTTTAGCTAGCCTTTTTGTAACAGGTTGGCTATTTTTTATTGGTCCAAGTTATGCGTGGGCTACAGATAATGGCGGACAAGAACAAGTTGTTGTAAGTCCTGCACAACAAGCAGTTAATTCAGCCCTCGCAACAGCCACCACAGAAGTTCAACAGGCTATTGCAGCCACGGACACTGCCACTGCCACAATAGTAACAGCGGTTGCTGAAAGAGTAGAAGCTCAAGAAGCGGTAAACATAGTAACAGCCGCAGTAACAGTAGCGCAATCAAATGTAGCTTTAGTAGACACCGCCACTGCTACAGTTAATAACATAAATTTAGCCGTCACACCAATAGATCAAAGTTCGCAGATAATTGCAGATGCAAAAAATACAATTACAACAGCACAAACTTCTATAAATAATATTGACACATCAACTGCACAGGTACAAATATCTGAAGCCGTAGTTGCAAAAACAGAAGCAGTTACAGCACAAGCAACTGCACAAACAGAATTAACACAGGCAAACCTTGCTATTGATGCTGCTCAAACAGCAGTCAATAATTTACAAGCCACTATTGGAACTAGCACAAATGTTTTGGCTGGAGTAGATGATGCTGGTGTTCAAATGAATCTTCCGTTCGGAATGCAAATGGGTGGAACTGTTTACAACAATGTATTCGTTGGATCAAATGCAACAATAACATTTGGAACAAATGAAGGATGGGTTTATCATACAACTCCAGGAGCACCTTCAGTATCTATTGCTGGATGGGACTGGACTACTTGGAGTACAGGAACTGGAATTACATATTCAACCACTGGAACAAGTTTAGATATTGCTTGGGATTTAAGACCATTTCCACAACAAGATGCTTCTACTCAAATGGTTCAGGTAAGATTTAATGCTGATGTAAATCCAAATGATGGTGCATGGATGGCAAATG